ATATTTGGAGACCATCCAATATGACTATTGAGTCGGCGTTTGGCAGAAACGACGTTTGTCTTGTGTATCAAAATAATGCCTATTATAGAATGCCACAAAATAGCATCTTTGTAAGAGGTGTTTCAGCTACTATTATGGAGGAGTGTGCCCGAGATGTTTTAGCATACTTTATGTCTGTTAACACTATTGTGAATAACAGAAATAGCGGTAATACTTGGAAAGACTTCGGACCTAAGAAAACTAATAAACCTAAAACGCAGACTAAAACTGATAGCGCTAAACCTGATTCTAAAGAGGAATAATAATATAAATCAGCATTAATATGGACTATGAATTTTTAGCGGACCTAAATGTCGATTACTTAGTACGACAAAAGCTCTCCTTGATTCTGAACAACGTCGTGTCTGGTAGTGAGCAAGTTCTTCTGACTCCTTTGGGTAAGTCATATGCGCCTGATCTCATTCTTAGAGAGTTTGATGCGATATTCAACAAACCTTCTAACCGAAAACTTATTAATGCTGAACTGCTTAAGTCTGAGCTTCAAAATCGCGATAAATTCGGTCCCAGATCTGTAATGCTACCGTGGATTCTTCGTAGAGATTCAGTGCTCGAGTATTTTGAGGCAGAGGTTAAGGGTCCTGATCTTATTACCACACCTCCTATCAGCAAAGACTTGTTTAAACTTAGGCCTATATCTTTAGAAGTAGCGTCTAGATTCTTGAAAAATAGCACTAGCTCCGGTTTTCCCTTTATCACTCGTAAAGGTGAGGTCAAAGAATGGTACAATGTTAACTATTCCAAGGACTTATTAACTGAGTGGCCAGCCGTGATATATACACGAACACAGGAGGGCAATAAAACTAGAAATATTTGGGGTGTTTGCATGTCCCTCATCCTTGCGGAGACTAGATTTTATCGTCCTTTGCTTGATTATCAGAAGAAACAGTCGTGGAGATCAGCATTAATTGGACCTGACGAGGTAGACTCGAAAGTAACTGAATTAGTGAATTCAGCAATGCTTCGCAACGTATCTCTTTTATCTATTGATTTTTCACGTTACGACGCAACTGTGAAAAGTCGTCTTCAAAGGTATGCTTTTGATTACATTAAAGCGTTATTTCAGAAAAGTTATCATGAAGAGATTGATTATCTTTATCATAGGTTTAATACTATGCCTCTGATTACACCTGAAGGAATTATGAAAGGTAGTCATGGTGTACCTTCCGGCTCTACTTTTACTAATGAAGTAGACTCAATTGTACAATATTTAATTTCTGTGAACTCTAAGTATATATTTAAGGAGAATATACAAATACAGGGTGATGATGGAGTTTGCGCCATTCCTAAAGACAACATTGAGCGTGTTTTTAAGTCATATACGGATCATGGTCTTATTGTAAATGAAGACAAATCTAAAGTATCACAAAATTCATGTACTTATCTACAAAAATATTATTGTAGTGATTATCGTGGATCTGATGGTATCATTGGTGGTATCTATCCTGTTTATCGGGCACTTATCAGGTTAGTATATCAAGAGCGTTGGACTAACTTCGAGGACTTTGGGATATTAGGAAAAGATTACTATTCTATTAGAGCTATAACTATATTAGAAAACTGTAAACACCATCCTCTGTTCACTGAACTAGTTAAGTTCGTCATTTCACTTGACAAATATAATTTAAAATACTCTCAAGATGGTCTTAATAAGTATGTAAGTATGCTTATTGAAACAACTGGCTCTGAGGGGATACTGATTAATCAATACGGTGACAATGTAAGAGGTATTTCCTCTTTTGAAACTGTAAAGTTAATCAAGTCATTAGCCTAAAGCCGTAAGA